GACTTACGCCGCTTGGCATCCTTGCTGCCCTTTTTAACTTTGCCTGTCACAGCAGTCTTTAGCTTAGAGCCGGGATTTGCTTTTTTATACGCGGCAACGCCTTTTTTGGTCATGCCAGCACCTGATTTGGTCTTACGGTAATTACCGCCCTTACCAGTGGTTTTGCGTATTGGGTTTTCTTTTTTACGAGGCATTAATCACCTATCAAACTTTTAGGTGGGGAAATAAAATAATCCCCCACCATAGTTTAAGACAAGAATACTGTCAGTTCGTTGCTTGATCCCGTGAAAGCACTAACATACGCACCGCTTGTAGCGAGAATACCATCATCGGGGATGTTTAAGTGATGCATCCCTGTTGGAAAAGTTTGCGTAATCAATGTATCGCCCGAACCGCTACCATCTTTAATCGTAAAAGCACCCGCTGCGGCTGCATAAATTACAATTTGACGGATGCGAGAACGAGCAGGACCGACAACAGCCGCAGATGTTCCCTGCGCCCAATTATATGCCTTTACTGGACCTGCCATGTTAAGCTCCTATCACGCTAAGTTGTTGTTTTGAGCGTATAGAATAGTAAAACGAACCAAACCCGCATTTGTTGCTGCTGAAGCAGTTACAGTCAAACGAATATCTGCTGTTCCTGTATCTTGCCAAGCGAGTGCAGCGCCAGCTTGTGTTGTTGGATACTTACGACCTGCATCTGTACCACTTGCAAAAGTGTTAAGAATTGTTGCCGCACCGCCAACAGTATCACCAACACTCAAGTTAGTTGTAGCATTAGCAGCAGTAATTATATCAATTACACAGTCAATAATCTGAGAATTTGCAGGAATAACAACGTCAGTAACAGACGCGGCTAAAGCTCCACCAGATAAATCTGCCGAAAAGGTTTGAGACATTACAACTTGACCGACATTCGCAATATCGGAGCCAAGAGTTGTACCTGTAGTATTTTTGATGGTTCCAGCCTTAATCGGACCAGAAAAAGTAGTAGTACCCATGTCAATCTCCTGTCTGGGTTAAGTCAGCCACAGAATGCGGCTGTCAGGGATGAAATCACAATAACACAATCAATAAAAAAAGAAAGGGGCCACCGAAGTAGCCCCTAGTTACAGGGAGGAAGGCATAAAACGCCCACCTCATCTATAACATATGTTACGCTCCGGGTGAACCGAAAACACAACGTGGGTCTGAGAACCCAAAGCTGTAACGCTCACGCGCTTTAAAGCGCATGTTGCCTGTGTCGAAGTCAGCTTCCATGTTTGTTCTCATTGGAGAACGCTCAAAGTGCTTAAATCCGTTAGGCGCGTCAGTTTTGATGAAGAACGCATCAGGGTCTGTCAAGAAGTGGTTAACAGTGTAACCCTCTGGAAGCATCCCCATGTTGCGAATCGCGTTTACATCATTATCGGCTGTGCCAACACGCAATGTTGATTCCAACAAACGATCTGCAACGAATTGCAGTTGTGGTGGAATAACCATTTTTGTGCCGCGCAGAGCAATAATCATATTACGCTCATCTACGAAGGTTGAGATATCAATCAACGCATTTTCCAACGAAGTTTCGTTGAGGTCAGCCGCTGTTGATGGCTCGTTGCGGAAAGTACCGCCACCTGAAAGTGGGTGCGCAGTTGAGCAAAGCTCAACACCGTCACCACCAGAGAAGTTAGCATTAAACGCGTTGTTTAATACTGACGCCGCTTTAACCTGCTTAGTGTGTGCCATAGAACGCGCAAGCGCCTTCGTATAACGAGCACCAAGACGGTCATACAGGTTGTCTTCGATTGCTTCTTCGGTCAATGCGAATGCTAGAGCAACTGTTTCGTGTGAATAACGAGCAGTGTACGCTTCATTTGCATTGTCGAACTCTACACCAGAACCTTCGGATTTTGTGGGAGCATTCCCAAACCCGACCAGCATAACTTCCTCTTCAAATGCACGATCTGAAGATTCAGTGTCGAATATTTCCGCATGTTGATTTTCATAGCGGTCATATTCCATGCCGAACAGAGCGTTAAGACCCGGTTCTAGCTCCTTAACGAGTTGTGAACGTGAAATAGCCATAACTCAGTCTCCTTATGCTAGACCCGCAGTGCCAGCACTGAACAGGTGGTTGTTGATTTTTACGATCACATTAGTGTTCGCGGTGGCTACATCGCTATTCTCAGGGTCCTGAGAAATGTCGATTGCTTTGAGTGGAAGACCAGCAGTCGTCGCACCCGTTGTGACATCTAGCTCAGTGCGAGAATTACCACTTACGGTACTTCCTGCTGTTGCGTCAACAATGTCGAAATTGCCAAACAAATCAGCTACAGGGAATGCAGCGTCAGCTTGGATTTCAAAGGTTGCACTTGGGTCATCAATGACATTTGCGAAAATGTCTGTCCCAGTTGCACTTGCAGGCCAATAGTTTGAATAAACAATATTGCCATTTGGGTCTACATATGAACAGCCGTTAAATACGCCCAAAATCAAATTGGTAGCGCCCGCTGGAGCACGAGTAATAGTTCCGTCAGTGGCGACTATAACTAAGTCACCTTGGAAAATACCCGTACCATATCCAGAAGCGATACGATACCGATTTTGTCTCTGCGAGCTAGTGCTCGTTTTGACAGGGCGAAGGCCGAAAGCAGCGTCTTGATTAGACATCTTTACTCTCCTTCAGAGTTCCCGCGTCCTTTCTGTCCGAAAGAAACGGAAGATTTACGTTGAGGACTTAGCTTCGGCATGGCTGGGTTGTTTTCACGCATCCAGTCACGATCCACTGCATCCAATTGATTTTTTGAAACACCTTGATAATGTTTATTCCGCTGATCAGCCATTTCGACAGGGATACGAGCGAGAACAAGACCACCAACACCGATAGTGCCAGCGTTGCGTCCCTCATCTACTACAGGCCCTAAATAATCGGGATACTCTTCAGCGCGAACGAGGTCCCAGCCTTCTTGCCGTTTTTTATGAACGTTTGTTTTATCGTCGAATTCCATTACAGATTCGCGTATCCAACGGTGTTTATAACCGATAGGTGGTTCGGGAGCTTCCAGAGCAGAGCCGGGTCGCCATTCTTGAACGCGCTCTGCGCGATCCCGCGTGTTTGATTCGCGTGGTGTCCTGTCTGCCATTTTATTCTCTCCGATTTCCAATTTTTGCGACTTCTTTTGCGTACTTATCCAGAGGAATCCTCATCTTTTTCGCAAACGCCACTTGACCCGGTGTTAATTCAACCGATTTTTTCCGCCCTGATTTTACTGACCGTCCATTGGACGCAGGAGCAACAGTCTGAGCGTTGGACCGTCTTTCCCGATTAAATTTTTGGGGCATTTCTCTACGCATACGAGAGTCGATTTCTTTGTAGTAATCGTCTGACGTAGGATCAAAATCCTCTTCCAAAACAAGTTGTTCGTGGATTGCTTGAGCCGCACGCGTCATGATGCGGTCATTTCCAAACCAAGAATTCTTTTCCAACCAACCTTCAAGTTTAGGATCACGAGCTTGTGGAGCTTGTGGAGGCCGTGCTTGTTGAGGTGGTGGCTGTTGCGGTGTCTGAGAAGCCTGTTTTGCGGCTGCTTGTTGACGCTGCAAATTAATTTTTTGAACTCTAACTTTTTCTTTAGCTACAGCTATTTGAGATAATGCTTGTTGCGCTTTCGCGGCCTTTTCATAATCACCAGCTTCACTAGCTTCAGTGTAAGCGCGAGTCGCTTGAACTTCTTGAGCTTTTAAACGATTTTCAGTTTCAGAGTTATATCCTACGCTCATTTGCTGCAAACGCTGTTTCATCTGAGCGTTTTCTTGCTGCATGTTTTGAGCATACTGAACCGCGGCTTGGGCTTCTTCGGAAGCCTGCTTTCGTTTCGCAGTTAATTGATTAATTCGACGCTGGACAGATTCGCTGTAATTTTCTAGCTCATCGTCGCCATTAGATTTTTTACGAACATTTGTTCGGGTTTCTTCTTCATCGCTATCCGATGTAGAAACCTCATATTCGTCGTCACTGCTGTCGTCTTCAACTTCAACAGATGCGCCATTTTCAAAATCTTCGTCTTCACGAATATCTTCAGCCATAGCCATTTTCCTTGCTCTCCCTTACCTTATACATACGAAATGTCCTTGGGGTCAAGAATCGTAGCAATAATATTATCGTCATTTATGATACGAACCTCAAGACCTTCCACTTTGAACCTATTTCCACTATATCTTCCTATAAGAACCCAATCCTTCTCATTACACCAAGGACCATTTGGGAACTTCTGGGTGTCAGCATAAGCATCGGGACCTAACTTAACGACATAAGCCGCTACAGTAGCAAAGGATTCACGCTCTCGAACAGCGTCTGGAACAATAATTCCGCCCTTTGTTTTCTCGCTAGGATAGTATGGTATGATAAGAACGCGATAGCCTGTTGGCTGTGGCAATCTCTCAAGTGA